GTCCCACTTCTCCTTACCCCGCTTGGAATACTTAGTAGTAGCCTCTATTATCTTTTCTTTATTCTTCTCATAGTGCTTGCGGCTCTGCAGCTTATGGTATGCCTTCTTAACTTCTGGATCTTTATAGGGCATTTTTGTCGTCTAGGGAGTAAGTTTTAATTGGTTCGTGGCTATTTACGTCTACATTACACGCCCATTTAACTGCTTCTTCTGCGGGTAAACCCATACGCATACATACTTCGGCGGCCATAGCCCCACTACCAATAGCCATAAAAGTCCTAACTCTTTCCCATTCAAGGTCATCCCCGCATGAAAAAAGGCCTTCTTTAGTCAGTTTTAAAAAAGAGCTGTCGGATTTTAGCTTTGGTTTTGTTTTGTTTTTCTTGTTTAGGTAGTCCAGCACTTTCTCAGCATCGCAGTAATTACCTGCAACCCCCAGCCAGCCGCCGTCTATAGCAAATATCTTGTCTTCAAAATATTTAATACCAGCATCGCTATCTGTAAACTGGCTGTCCGCAACCAGTATTTTATTATTCCAGTCACCCACAATAGTAGTCATTTTGTTGCCAATAAGTAGAGACCTACGTTAGAAAAAGCATATCCGCTATATACCACCGCCATAGCCAAGTTACCTTTTACGCCCTGTTCACAGGCGATGTATCCGTATATTAGCCCAGTCACTATGATAAGCCAGGAGCTCATTGGGTTCCTTTCGTTTTTTGAAGTATACCGATTTTACTAAAATAATTGCACAAATCGTAAAATAGTGTAGAATTACAACAACTGGGTAATACTTATACCGGACTGTCCCAGCAGACGATGCAACGATTGGTATAAGTGAACTTTTGCATAGGAAATATATTATGTCACGCGCAACTTTTGAAGGTCCAATTTTATCTGGCGACAACCGTTTTGGCCCACTACGTAACGTAGGTTCGGCTCGTTTATCACAAAATGCTGTTGTTGACTACTCTGTAACTACCGGTAATGGTACTTCTTTCTACCCTGGTGCAGCGCAGCAATTTGTTAATGGTAATCAGTTATCTTCTGATGCTAACGTAAATGCTACTGTTTACACACCATCATCTTCTGTTTACCCATCAGTAGTCGCTACTATACCTGCCGACTCTGGTACAAATATCTATCGTGGCGCTGTAGTATATCTTCCAGCTGGCTCGCAGATTGAATCAATCGTGGTTGATTATTTGACAGCTATTACTGTTGGTAACGCCAGCTTGAGCGCAGTTAACGTTTACGTTTCAAATGGCTATACAGCAGCTGCAGGAACACCTGCTTACGCTACTATTGCTTTGGGTACAACTACTGTTGGTACTGTAGGTCGCCAAACAACTACTTATTCTGCAACTAACTTGCTCAATATGGCTGCTACATCTACTGATATTTTGCAAGGCCAACAGCCTGCAGCTTTATCACAAGTTGTATTTACCTTGTCTATCGTCGGTGTTACGCTTACTACTTTGACTGCTGGTAAGTTTAACTTTGACGTTAACTACGTACAATCTGACGGTTCATTAGGTACTAAGACTGTATATCCATTCGGTAACGCTGACTAATTAATCCCGGGGGGTTTCGGCCCCCTTTTTAAAATTTAGGAGATTAATTATGACAATTCAATATGATGTAAAAACCTCGCACCTTAGTGGTACAGGCCTTATGGTTTCGGGGCGTGTTCGCCTTAAAAACCTTATTTATTTAGGTACTGGTACTGCTGGTGGTGTTGACCTTTTTGATACAACAACCGCTCCTGTAACAGCTACTTATGCTCGTTCTGGATATACAGTTACAGTAACGTCTACAGCGCATGGTTTAGTAACAGGCCAAAATATTGGTATTACTTTTTCAGCAGCTTCTAGTGTTTCTGCAACTGCCGGTAATTATGTTGTAACTAAACTTACCAATGATACGTTTACCATTACAGACCTTAATACTGGTACTATTGCTGGTGGTACAGCGTGCATATTTTCAACTGGTAAATGGTTAGCTGGCTACAATACTAGTACTGGTGTTCAACCATTTCAAGCCATTATTCCGGGTGAAGGCGTTTTAGCCCAGACTGGTATTTATGCGGTTGTAACTAACATAGTGTTTCAAACAGTTACTTATGGCTAAGAAGACCCCCTCTCTCGCTATTGGTAGAGGCGAAAAACTCCCTGTTTCTAAGGGGGCTGGTCTTACTGCAAAGGGTCGCCAAAAATATAATGCAGCTACTGGCTCGAATTTAAAAGCACCACAACCTGAAGGTGGGGCTAGGAAGAAGTCATTCTGCGCTCGTATGTCTGGTATGCCCGGACCAATGAAAGACGAAAACGGCAAACCTACTCGTAAGGCAGCTAGTTTAAAACGGTGGGCTTGCAAATGAGCGCAATGGATCCAATTACAACAGCTAGAGAACTGGCTACTCACGCCAACGACATTCAACACCTACAGGGCGATATGGATAAAATGGTCGATGAGATGAAGCAAATTAAAGAAGCCGTTCAGGCTATCCAAAAGACGCTTGCAGAAGCGCACGGTGGTTGGAGGTTGTTACTTGGTGTAGGAGGCGCTGCAGCTTTAATTGGCGCTATTATGGCAAACTTGTTTCAAGGATTTTGGAGTAAATAATGGCTAAAAATGGATATGACCAAACCTACGAAGATGACCGTAGAGAGAATAAAGAAACGGCGGATTTACTCCCCCGTGCTGGCCGCGCTATAGCAAAGCTAGCAAAAGCTAAAGCACCAGAAGGATCTACACCTACACCAGAGAGCCCAGCTCCTGGTATGAAAAAAGGCGGAAAAGTTATGGAAAAAGAACCTAAGTCAGAAGAGCGCATGGAAGAGTCGAAAGACAAAAAGCAGGACGTCGCCATGATTAAGAAAGCGTTTAAAGAGCACGATGCTCAAGAACATAAAGGCGGTAAGGGAACTAAAATCTCCCTTAAAGCTGGCGGTAAAGTAAGAGGTTGTGGTATCGCTCAACGTGGTTTAACTAAAGGAAAAGTATTATGAAAGAGACAATGGGACCAAAAACTATGGCTAAAGATGTGGAGAAGTTTCCTCAGTTTGAAAGCCACGATGCTGCTACAACTAAACACGGCGCAGGGCATTTGCCACACCACAAGTTCTTCCAAGAGCACAAAGCTGGCCATGACGTTCATACTGAAGCTGTTCAGAAGTTCTGTGGCGGCGGTATGGGCAAGAAAAGCAAGTAATGAGAGCGTCTCGCGGTATGGGTGATATAAACCCTGCTAAAGAACCAAAGGCCAAGAAGTCTGCAGTCCTGATGAAGGAAGGCGGAAAAACAAATTGGATCGCGGGAGCTATCAAGAAACCTGGTGCTTTACATAAAGCTTTGGGTGTACCAGAAGGTGAAAAGATTCCGTCTAGCAAACTGGCTGCAGCTGCAAAAAAACCCGGCAAGATGGGTAAGCGCAGTAGGCTTGCGGAAACCTTAAAAGGGTTTAAAAAATAATGACGACATCAGCCTTAACAACAGGCACAACACTCTTTAACCTAGACTTAAATGATCTCGTAGAAGAGGCGTTTGAGCGTTGTGGCAGTGAGCTACGTACTGGATACGACTTCCGTACTGCTCGCCGTTCTTTAAACTTGTTGACGGTTGAGTGGGCTAACCGCGGTATTAACATGTGGACTATTGAGCAGGGAACAATTAACCTGAATCAAGGCCAGAATACCTACGCATTACCTACTGACACCATTGACTTACTGGAGCACCAGATTCGCACACAAGCTAACAGTGCGGCTAACCAAACGGATATAACCATATCTAGAATTAGCGTATCTACATACGCCACTATCCCAAACAAACTAGCGCAAGGGCGGCCGATTCAAGTTTGGATTCAACGTATGTCTGGCCAGTCTAACGACTCCGCATACCAGCTTGCTGGGGCTATTTCTTCTACTGATACAACGCTTACTTTAACAAGCACAACTAATCTGGCAGCAGCCGGTTTTATTCAAATTGACAATGAGATCATCGCCTACGGCTATGTATCTGGAAACACGCTAGGTTTCTGTGCTCGTGGTCAAGCGAATACAACTGCGGTATCCCATAGTTCCGGGGCAGAAGTTTATGTTCAGAACCTACCCGCAGTTACCGTCTGGCCTACACCAGACGGTTCACAACCATACCAATTCGTGTACTGGCGTTTACGTCGTATTCAAGATGCTGGAAATGGTGTAAATATTCAAGACATTCCGTTCCGGTTTGTTAACTGCCTAGTGGCTGGATTGGCTTACTATTTATCTATCAAACTTCCTGGTGTTGACCCTCAACGGGTCGCTGGTTTAAAAGCTGATTACGAACAACAGTTCCAGCTAGCCTCCGAAGAAGATAGAGAAAAAGCCCCTATTCGGTTTGTTCCCCGCAGGATGTTTATTGGGGGTTACTAATGCCTAATAAGTTTGCTTCCGGTAAGTTTGCAATTGCAGAGTGTGATCGGTGCGCATTTAGATATAAGTTGGTTGAGCTTCGTACTGAGATTATTAAGACAAAACCCTACCAGCTAAAAGTATGTAATACCTGTTGGGACCCTGATCAACCTCAGTTACAATTAGGGATGGTGCCTGTAAATGACCCACAAGCTGTACGGGAACCGAGACGGGATTTAAGTTATGTACAGTCTGGTTTGACGGCTTATGGATATCAAGCTGGCGGAAGTCGAGATACGCAGTGGGGTTGGGCTCCTGTAGGTCAGGGGTATGACTACAATGAAACGCCGAATTATTTGGTTGGGCAAGGGCAAGTAGGAACAGTAACAATTAACTAGGAGCAGGACATGGGATATAAAAGCGCAGCCGACGGAATTACAC